TTTTGTTAATGAATCCATCGAAGGTTCAATACTTGCAGCCAATGCTGAAGCTTTAGGTACTAATTTTTCTAAATCAGGCTGAATACCTTGTAACACTTGTGCCGCACCTTGTGCCGCACCAGCAATAGCAGTACCTAATGTTTTAGCTTCAGGTCCAGCAATATTTTGTGTGGTAGCAAAAGCTCTACTAATTATTTGCGGAGCTTGATTCATAGTATCATTAATTGCTAATTTATTTGTGCTTGGAAATCCCACATCTATAGGATTTCTAGGTGCTGGTTGATTATTTGTTTCTGCACCTGAACCATCAGTAGGAATAACAGTTTTAGCTGGAAAAGCAGGACTGGCTGTTAACTGTGCATCTGTTCTAGGGTCTGCAAATCCTGTTTGTGGATTAGTAGCGCCTCTAGCTATACCAGGAAGAACACCATCATAAACAGGAAATTGTGCAGCTTCACCGTCAAAAAAGAATCCTGTTACCCATTCACCTTCTGCTGGTGTGGTGAATGTTTTAGAACTATTGACGGGCAATTTTGGTAATGCCCAAGGTAATGTTGCAGTAGGCATTGCCATTTTATCAGCGGTGTGCCAACCAAAAATACGAACACGGCATCGACCTAAGTTTAAAGGATCCAGTCTGTCTTCAACAACACCGGTCCACCAAACAAATCCATTTTTTCCTAAAAAGTTTTCCATTATGCAGTTACACTCGATTTATAGTCAGTTTTATTAGTATCGCCAGGTTTAGTTGGAGAACTATCTTTCGCAATTTCTAAAATAGTTGTATACTGGTTTACAGTAATTGAATGTCTTACAGCTGTTACCAAATATTTACCCGAATAAAATTTATCCAATTCTCTTTTTTTCTCAGTAGGTTGTATTGTCGGTAAATCCAACATAATTGTTCGTCCTGCTGTAATACCAGAATCACCAGGTATTGTCAATTTGATAACATTGTAACTTGATAATGCTAATTGAGCGGTTCTTTGTAACATATAGGTTTCAGCGTAAATATCTGGAGAAACTCCAGATTGTTTTCCTTTAATGTAACCGACTGAAGATTGATTGGCATTACCTGTCATAAATTTAAAAACACCTTCTGCTGCTTTGGTTAATGATTGACCTAATCTATTAGTCATGTCATTTATGGCCGGATTATCATTTAAACTTTTAACGTCTTTTTGAAATTTACTATAATCATAATCTGTTGTCTGATAAGAACGAGTTAATGGATCAATTGTTAATAATCTACTAGCAAAAGTTCCCTTAGCAATTTCTCCAAGTGCATCATATGTTTTTGTAAATTCATATTCCATAATACTAGCCATTTTTTCAGCTAAACTGTCAATTTTTTTATCTAAATTTTGTAATTGATATTTGTATGTGCCATAAGGTTTATCAGAAATCATAGATTGTATAGACCTAAACTGAAATCCATCCTTTGTTTCAAAAAACAACATATCTGCACCAACCAAATCAGTTTTTGCTGGTCTTGCATAAGTTGATACCCAACTAATTCCTTCAAAAGGTTTTAATCTTGGCATTAGAAAATCATATACACCTAAAGTGTCTTCCAAGACATATATTCTTTTTGGATTTACTTTCAACTGGTCAGTTAATATATCATATACAATATCAGTTATTTTAAATGATGCATACGACCTGGTTATTTTTGTTTGTTCGGATAACAACAATTCTTCGGAGCAAAAATATAAGGTAAGAGTTTGCGTATTTAAATTACCATGAGGTGTTCTTTCACCCATCTTATACACACGAAAAATTTGGTCTGTTGTGGTTGCTGCGTCTTTATATTTACCAAAATTAATTTCAATAAATTCGTTTCCCGTTAATTGTAGTAATTCGGGAAATCCTTGACCGTCCAATATTGTAATGGAACCAGAAGATACGAAAGAATAAATGTCCTCATAATAATCTAAAGATATCATAAGTTTTTTCATCTCTGTTCTCTGACCACTTGCGGTCAAAAAATTCAAAGTTTTTATAGCATAATCTTGAGGTTGTATTACACCTTTAGTTTGTGCTGGAACTGAAGTAGCGGTTGCCATATTTTAAATTGCCATCAAAGTTTGAAATTCTTTTTCTAATTGGTCCGCATATACCGCATTTATCAAACGTATACTTCTATTTTTTTCATTTACACTCATTTCATAATCGTAAATGTTAACTGATGATTTATCGGTTATAACTGCAACTGTAGACCCGTTTGGTAGTGTATAACTTCTTGTAGTTCTTGCTAAAGCATTATAAGCTGTTAAATCTATGATAGTTTCAGTAATCGTTGACGTTCTGCTGGTGTTGTCAACTGAAGTTACTGTTTTCAAATAATGATGTATTGTTGTATCAACATTAGTGTTAGGATATTTGTCTGACAAGTAATTGTCGAGAGTTAAATTATCAATTGGCCATTGCCATTGAGGATCCATTATTTGATTTGCAAACAATACCATCCAATACTTATAAGAATCCCCATAATACTTATAAGCAATAATTTCAGGAGTATCGCCTTCTTGTATGTCATATGGATAAAAAACCAAAGGATTTTGTAAAGTTTGGGGCATCATACTAACACGAGCCATCAGGTTGGTTAGTAATTTTTGTCCTAATACTGGATCGTTGTATATAACTTTCGGCAGGGTTTCAAAATATTGCATTTTTAATAACCTTCTTTAATCTTGTTTCTATCGACAAGAGCATTTTCTTTAAAGCTTATAGTCATCTGAGTTTGTACTGGTGCGCCATCTGCGTGTGTAGACCATCCGTTTGGAGCGTAATTAACATCAATCGTTGTTATTGCAGCTTCGGTAACTTTATTGACATTTTTATTCTCTTTGCCTTTAAAAAGAAATTTAATATTGAATACTGAAGGTGGAATAAAAAACATACCACCGGTGCCTTTATTGATAGTTGGTGCTGCAGCTGCTCTAAATGCTTCAATAATCTTCTTAACTGTTTCTGCTTCTTGTTTAGAATAAGGAGTAAAGGTAAAAGTCATCTGAAAATCTCTAAATGAGATGCCTTGAAATACCAGTTGTTTCATTGGGTTAATTGCGAGGCCTTGTGTCTTTAAGGCCAACTTTGCGACATCCGAATCAATTGCACCACTAATACCTTGCACAGCCGTACTAGCAACAGGACTAATACTTGATATCTTTTCAGCCGCATTTTGAATTGCAGTCTTTAGTTCAACGTCCTCATACGATGCACCGTATGAAAATGCCATGGTTTCAGGCATATATAAATCTATAGTTTGTACAATTTTACTTTTAGGTGCGGCCAATGTTAATTTGGATGCTCCTGCGGCTAAACCTGCACCAGATGTAAAACCGCCAGCTGCAGAAACAGCAGAAGCAACATCACCTGCTGCTTTAGAAATACCACTTCCAATTGATGAAAAATTATATTCTTTACCTGCTTCATATCCGACTGGTTCAATTTCCGTAATTTCAAACCTAACAGAATGACCTCTTGTGGCCGAACCTAAATCTCTCGGATATTGTAGACCACCGGCGCCTTTTTTGCCAAACAGCATACCGAGAGGTCCATTAGTAACGCTGCCGGGGATTGTTATACCACCAATTGATTGTGGGATTGAAATGATAGCCATTAAGTCCTCTTAGTTTGGGGAAATGTTATACATAGTATTTATAAGGTTAACTTGGAAGTTTTATATGGCGTATAGTGGACTCTTTAAACCGAAAAATCCTTCAAAATATATTGGTGATTACAAAAACATAGTCTATCGTTCCTCATGGGAATGTAAGGTCATGGATTGGTTAGACAGAAACCCTGATGTTATTGCATGGGGTTCTGAAGAATTGACTGTGCCTTACAAATCTCCTGTTGACGGCCGATTTCACCGATATTTTCCTGATTTCCTCATCAAATTAAGAACTAGAGATAGTAAACTAAAAACATTGATGATAGAAGTCAAACCAAAGAAACAAACTCAACCTCCCAAACAACAGACTAGAAAAACAAAACAATACATCAATGAGGTTACCACTTGGGGTGTTAATCAAGCTAAATGGAAAGCAGCTAATGAGTATTGTGCTGACCGAGGATGGGAGTTTAGAATATTAACCGAAGACCACCTAGGACTCTGAACTAAATAATAATCATGGCCACTTCATCTAAACTAACACTAATAAACGCTGATAAAAATACAGCGCAGTTGGGGTTTTTGTCTAAAGAATCTTATAAATGGTTCTTAGAGAAAATTGCTTCATTGAGAAATCCATCCAGAATAGCTATGGAAGTCAACAAAGAAGGATTTCGGAAAGTCAGTAGATTCATTATAGGTGGGTTGTATTGTTTTTATTATGACCCTAAAACCAAAGACCAGTTACCATATTATGACAGATTTCCTTTGGTGTTAATACTAGATAGGCAAAAAGACGGATTTACAGGACTAAATTTACATTATTTACCACTTAAATGGCGTGTGGCATTTTTAAACAAGTTAATGGGTTATGCACAGTATAGCGATGTAGACGAAATCAAACGTCTAAGAGTAACATACGATATTTTATCGTCCTCCAAGCGTTTTAGAGAGTTTAGGCCATGTTTTAAGAAGTATTTGTATGACCATGTAGAGTCCAAGATACTTGCCATACAACCAGATGAATGGGAAACGGCAGTATTCTTGCCTATGCAACAATTTAAGAAAGCCAAACCGCAAAAGGTTTGGAAAGAATCGTTAGACGAAATAAGGACACACTAAATGGCTGGTTCAATATCAGAGTTTCAATCAAGTTTTAAAAAAGACGTTGCAAGACCTAATAAGTTTATGGTAGATATTCCTGTGCCGTTGACTTTATTGCCTTACATTAAGTCGGCAAGAGGTTTGTCTATGCGTTGTGAATCAGCTCAACTTCCAGGTAGAACTTTTGCAACCGCAGAACAAAAGATTGGATCCAATCCAATTGAAAAGTTTCCGTATGAAACAACATACAATGATATTGACCTGACATTCATCGTTGATGATGATATGAGCCAAAAAGTTTTCTTTGATGCTTGGATGAACTATATCAATCCAACATTCAATTACAATTATAGATACAAGAGTGATTATGCTTCAATCATTACAGTTAATCAATATGATGTAATGAATGATATTTCATATTCTTGTAGTTTGTATGATGCTTTTCCTATTTCTATGAACCAATTAGATTTAGATTGGTCAAATGAAGGCTATCATAAATTAAGTGTGACCTTTGCATACACATATTGGAAAAACAATTCACTACAAGCTCTTGGCATGGAACTTGTGGATGCCGGCATATCTGCAATTGCAGATGCTGTTGGTGGTTTAAATGCTGTTGGTGGTTTGGGAGCAGGTATAAATTCTTTACCTGATTCAGTTGCTAGTGGTTCGATGGAATCTATCAAAGGTGTTTTTGGTAGATGATGATTATTTTATTAAGGAGATATTATGGCGTTGCCTAAACTTGATGTGCCGACATATGAATTAGAATTGCCGGTTTCAAAAAGAAAAATTAAATATAGACCGTTTCTTGTAAAAGAACAAAAGAATCTTTTGATGGCGTTAGAGTCTGGTGAAAGTGAAACCATTCAACAAAACGTACATGACATTCTTTACAACTGTACAGTTACGGAAGGTGTTGATATTGACAAATTACCAATTGTTGATGTTGAATTCTTTTTTGTAAATCTGCGAGCAAAATCGGTTGGCGAAATTATTCAATCTCGTTATCGTTGCAACAACTCGGTAACTAAAGACGGTGAAGAAAGAGAATGTGGCAACATCATGGAAAAAGATGTTGATTTAAACACAGTCAAAGTTGATGTTCCAGATAATACAAATTTTGAAATTAAATTGTCTGAAAGAATTATCATTAAGATGAAGTTTCCAGAATTTGGTTTGATTAGAGATTCAATTCACCTAGATGATATCAATGATGTTACTTTTAATATGATTGCTAATTGTATAGAATACATCTATGAAGTTCCAACAGAAACATTTCATTATGCTAGAGAATCACAACCAGGTGAAATGTTGGAATTTGTTGAGGGTATGAACCAAGAACAGTTTGAAAAAGTTGAAGCCTTTTTTAATGTTTTACCGAGAATGAAACAAGACCTTGATATAACCTGCAATAAATGTGGGTTTGAACACCACCTTGTGGTGGAGGGACTTGAAGATTTTTTCGGCTAACACTTCGTCATGACAATTTAAAGAATTATTACAAGACTAACTTTTCCTTGATGCAACACCATAAGTATAGTCTTACTGAACTTGAATCGATGATTCCTTGGGAAAGGGATATCTACGTTACCATGCTGATACAATATATTGAAGAAGAAAATCAACGACTAAAAGAAAAACAAAGAAAATAGTAAATGGATTATAGCCAAGCTGCTAAGATAAGAAAGAAATCATTTGGCACTCTTTTGGCTGAACAAGAGGGCGGCCTAGGTGCGTCCTTAAAATCCACAATCTCCCAAAAAACTCAAGCAAGAGTAGAAGGTATTAAAGAAACCTTCGACCCAATGAATATTGCTAAGAAGATGACCTTCGGCAG